TAAAAATAACATTAATGCAGGTATAAATATTGCTGGTATAGTTGCAGCAGCAGCAGGAGGTATAAATGCAATTAAAAGCAAATCATCTTTAGGGGCATCTTTAGGTGGTGGAGCTCAAAGTGGCGAAGAGCCAGCAGAGGTGCAAGCTCCTGACTTTAATGTAGTCGGTGCTGGAGGAGTAAGTCAATTAGCAACCACATTAGCAGGTGTAACAGGACAACCATTAAAAGCATTTGTTGTCAGTAAAGAAATATCATCAGCTCAAGAATTAGAAAGAAATATTACAACTACAGCATCAATAGGTTAATTATTAAAATAAATTCAATATGAAAATAGTAGAATTAATTATAGACGAAGAACAAGAATTATCTGGAATAGAAGCAATCTCTATTGTAGATGAACCAGCAATAGAAGAAAACTTTATTGCATTATCTAAACAGCACGAAATAAAATTAGCTGAAGTAGATAAAGAAAAGAAAATATTAATGGGTGCAGCTTTAGTTCCTAACAAGAATATTTATAGACGTAACGGAGAAGACGAGTATTATATATTCTTTAGTGAAGATACAGTTAGACAAGCATCTCAATTATTCTTAATGAGAGGCAATCAAAACAAATCTACATTAGAGCATCAAGCTGAATTATATGGACTATCTGTAGTTGAATCATGGATTATAGAAGATGATGTACACGATAAATCAAGAAAGTATGATATGGATTTACCTGTAGGTACTTGGATGGTATCTATGAAAGTAAATAACGATGAGGTTTGGGATAACTACGTTAAAACAGGTTTAGTAAAGGGATTCTCTATAGAAGGTTATTTTACAGATAAAATTGCTATGAGTAAAATACAAGAAGTTAATGAAGAAGAAGAGGCAAGAGAAATACTATTGGAGATTGCCAATTCAATACTAGACAACAAGTATGAGTTAAAAACTTATGGTGATTACGGAAGTGGTGTTAGAAATAATGCTAAAAGAGGTATTGAACTAAACAAAAAAGTAAATAATAAATGTGCCACAAGCGTAGGAAAAATAAGAGCTCAGCAGTTATCAAGAGGTGAGAAATTGAGTGTGTCAACAATTAAGAGAATGTATTCTTATTTATCAAGAGCAGAAACGTATTATGATGCTGGAGACAGTAAAGCTTGTGGAACTATATCTTATTTGTTATGGGGTGGTAAAGCAGGTCTAAACTGGTCAAGAGGCAAGCTAAGAGAGCTTGGTGAATTAAAAATGGCATCTATGGTTGTAGATAAAGACCATGCAATTATAAATGATAGATTAGCTTATTCAAGTAAAGAAAAGGCTGAAGAAATGGCAAAAGATTTAGATTGTAAAGGAATACACGAACACGAGCTTGAAGGTAAAACTTGGTATATGCCTTGTGAACAACACAAACTAGCAGAAGTAGGAGAAGATGGAGCAATAAGAAAAAGTCCTAAAGCACCTAAATCTGATACACCTAATCCTAATCCTAAAGGAAAAGGAACTGCAAAAGGAGATGCTTCTGGGAAAAGAGGTGCTAAGGTATCAGAAAAAGATAGAGCTTCCTTGAAGAAAAAAGCAGATGATTTTAATGAAAGATATAAAGAAAAGCTAGGTTATGGCATAACTGTTGGTATGCTAGCTTCAGTATTTCAAAGAGGACTTGGAGCATACAACACAAGTCATTCACCAAATGTTAAATCACCTTCACAGTGGGCACACGCTAGAGTAAATGCCTTTATGTATTTAGTAAGAAACGGAAGACCAGAAAATGCTAAATACACTACTGATTATGATTTATTACCAACTAAACATCCTAAAAGCAGTAAGAAATGAGTAAAACCAACGAAACATTAGGAAACGCTGTTCCAAGTGGCAGTAGAAGAGGTTGTATGTGTAAAGATGGCACATACTCAAGAAAGTGTTGTGATGGCACTTTAAGAAGTCAAGGTGTAGGAAGAATATCAGGTGTAGGTGTTTTATTGTTAGAATCAGGAGCAAACATACTACAAGAAAACGGTAACAATATAAAATTATAAATAATGTCAAAAAAAATATCACAATTAGATTCAATATCATCAATACAGGAAACTGATTTAATAGCTGTAGTACAGAGTGGTTCAACAAAAAAAGCTACAATAAGTCAAATTGAAAACTACTTAATTCCTACTAGTTTAACAGTATCTAGTGGAGATACAGTAAATTTATCAGATTCTACTTATTCTGATGCCATGCTTATAAGATTATCTTGGAGTGGAGCTAACGGAACAATGACGTTAAATTTACCTTCTGCTTCTGATAATACTAATAGATTAATGAGATTTATTTCTAATGGAGGATTTGCTAATGCAACAAGAGTAGAATTAACGCCAATAAACTCACAAACATTAGATGGTTCTACAAGTGCTTATGTAATCAATAAAGAGTTTGAGGGTATACAAGTATGGTCAGATGGTTCTGAATGGTTTATAATACAGAAAAAAGCATAAAAATCTAACAAGGTTTTTATATACAGTTAATTAGTTAAGATAAATTAATTTATAAATCGAAATTTATGGAAAACACTAAAGCTACATCAATTTTGAACGACATCATGGAAAAACTATCATTAGTTAAAAAGGATGAAGTAAAAGAAGTTGAGGTGAATCAAGAAGTAAATCTTTCGGAAGAAGTTAAAGAAGAAGAAAAACTATCTCAAGAACTTACTGAGCTTGCTTGTCAAGAAGAAGAAGTAAAAGAGGAGTTATCTTCTGAAGAAGTTGTTTCTGAAGAGTTACAAGAGGAAGTTCCTGTAATGGAGGAAGCCTCTGAAGAAATTGAGATGGATGAAATGAAATACGTTGGAAGAGACGAATTTGATTCTAAAATCTCTGAACTAAAGAAAATGATTGAGGAAATGAAATTAGGTTACAGTGAGGAAAAACTATCTATGGAAAAAGAAATAGAAAAGTTATCTGCTGAACCAGCTTCAGAACCAATATCACACAACCCTGAAGGGGAAGTAAAACAAAACTTTAAGTCTTTTGGTCAAAACAGAGTTATGAACACTAGAGATAGAGTAATGAACAGAATTGCTAATTTAAAATAAACTAAAAACTAAAATTAATTAAAAAATGGCTACTACTACATCAATTACAAGTACTTATGCTGGCGAATTTGCAGGCAAGTACATTTCTGCTGCTTTATTATCAGGTGTTACACTTGATAGAGGTGGTATTGAAATCAAACCAAATGTAAAGTTCAAAGAAGTAATCAAGAAAATTGCTACTGATGCTAACGTAATCAAAGACGCAACTTGTGATTTCACTGATACTGCAACTATTACATTAACTGAAAGAATCCTTCAACCAGAAGAGTTCCAAGTAAACCTAGAGCTTTGTAAGAAAGACTTTAGAAGTGACTGGGAAGCTGTACAAATGGGATACTCTGCTTTTGACAACCTACCTCCAAAATTCTCTGACTACTTAATTGGTCACGTTTCTGGATTAGTTGCTGAAAAAACAGAAAACAACATCTGGAAAGGTGTTAACGGAAACGCTGGTGAATTCGATGGATTTACAACTTTATTAGCTGCTGATGGTGACGTTATTGACGTTGCTGCTGCAACTGTAACATCTTCAAATGTTATTGCTCAACTAGGAGCTATTGTTGATGCTATTCCTTCTTCACTATACGGAAAAGAAGATTTATACATCTATGTATCTCAAAACATTGCTAGAGCTTATGTAAGAGCTTTAGGAGGATTTGGAATCTTAGAAAATGCTGCTGGAACTGAAAACGTATCTAGCATTGGAGCAAACGGTGTGTCTAATCAAGGTACTATGTGGTGGCAAAATGGAGCATTATCTTTTGATGGTGTAAAATTATTTGTTGCTAACGGACTTGCTGACAACAGAGCTGTTGCTGCTCAAAAATCTAACTTATTCTTCGGAACAGGTCTTTTATCTGACCACAACGAAGTTAAGTTAATCGATATGGCTGACCTAGATGGTTCTCAAAACGTAAGAGTTGTTATGAGATTTACTGCTGGTGTTCAGTATGGAATAGGGTCTGACATTGTACTATATTCTTAATAAATTAAATTAACCAAAAATTAGGGTAGGTGGGTAAATGCCTACTTACCCTTTTTTATAAAAAATAATAAACTATGGCTTGTGGACTAAATATAGGTAGAAAAGAACCTTGTAAAGATGTAGTTGGTGGTATAAAAAATATATATTTTGTTGACTTTGGTGATTTGGGAACTGTTAGTGAAACAGATGACGAAGTTACTAATATGACAGGAGACGGCAGTAACAATTTAACAGCATATAAGTATGAAGTTAAAGGAAACTCGTCTTTTGAACAAAATATTACATCATCAAGAGAAAATGGAACTACATTCTTTGAACAAACATTAAATTTAACACTACATAAACTTTCTAAAGAAGACAATAAAGAATTAAAATTGTTAGCTTACGGAAGACCTCATGTTGCTGTTGAAGATTATAATGGAAATGTATTTTTAATGGGATTAGAGCATGGAGCTGATGTTTCTGGTGGAACAGTTGTTACTGGAGCTGCTATGGGAGATTTAAGCGGATATACTTTAACTTTAAGTGGCATGGAAAGAAAACCAGCTAACTTTATGAGTGTTGATAGCACTTCTGATACATTCACATTCAGTGAATTTGCTGGATTAACTGGAACTGTAACTATTACGGAAGGTACTAAT